CAAAACTCAAATCAGACAACAGAAAAGACAACCCGCTGGCACCACTACACAAGGCCGGACACACTACACAGGATGTTGCAGAGTTTTGGAAACAGTGTGATTTTGACCTAGATTTGCCTGGTGGTGACAACACATTTGGCAATTGTGTAGGTTGTTTTTTGAAGGGCAGAAGCAAGCTGGAAAGAATCATGGAAAACAACCCTGACCATTTTGCCTGGTGGATTCAGATGGAAAAAGAGGTTGACGGGACATTCCGTTCAGACAGGCCGAGTTATGAAACAATGTTCACAGAAATCACAATCCAGGGAAAACTGTTTGATGACAGATACCCCGATGATTCCATGCCATGCATGTGCCATGATTGAAAGTGACTGAACCACCAACCAATCTTGCAGGGTATGACCCCACCAGGGATGCTGATGGGTTTGTGTTTGACAGTGAAAAGGCCGAACGGGTTGTTGGGTTTTTTGAAGCATTCCTCAAGCACCAAAAGGGTTTGGAGGCTGGCAAGCCATTCACCCTGTTGCCCTGGCAACGTGATTTCTTGGCAACCCTGTTTGGCTGGGTGGATGCTGATGGGCGGCGGCGGTACCGGCGTACCTGGTTGGAGATCCCCAGGAAGAATGGCAAATCCACATTGTCCAGCGGGCTGGGTTTGTATCTCCTGTTTGGTGATGGTGAACAATCGGCTGAAGTTGTCAGCGCTGCGGGTGACCGTGACCAAGCGGCTATTGTGTTTGATGTTGCAAAGGGGATGATTCAGGGTGATGCCATGCTGTCCAAACTGGCACAGGTCTATCGGCGGGAAATCAAATACCCCAGGACCAATAGCGTTTTCAAAGTGATTTCATCAGACGCTGGCACCAAGCACGGCATGAACATTTCAGGGCTGATTGCAGATGAAGTGCATGTGTGGCCCAACCGTGATTTGTGGGACACCCTCCACACAAGTATGGGTGCCAGGGCGGCACCATTGTCCATTGCAATCACCACAGCTGGACACAGCAGAACATCCATTGCCTGGGAACAACATGATTACGCATTGAAGGTGCGTGATGGCACCATCAAAGATGAACGGTTCCTGCCAGTGGTGTATGCGGCGCCTGAAGGTTCAGATTGGACAGAGCCAGAAACCTGGCACATTGCCAACCCAAGTTTGGGCCAATCAATCAGCCTGGATTACTTGGAACAGGAATGCAAACGGGCCAAAGAGGTGCCAGGATATGTGAACACGTTTCTACGTTTGCACCTGAATGTGTGGACCGAACAGCAGACCAGATGGTTGCCAATGGACAGTTGGGATGCAAGCGGTTCAGAGATAGATCACGGAAAGCTAGATGGGCAAGAATGTTGGCTAGGCGTAGACCTTGCCACCACCCAGGACACTACATGCGTGGCAGCCGTTTTCCCAGGCGCTGATGGCACCATCACAGTGTTGCCACATTTCTTTCTGCCAAAAGACAACATTGAAGCCAAGGAACGGAATGACCGACTGCCCTACAGAGCCTGGGCCAGTGAAGGGCACATAACACTGACCCCAGGAGTGGTGACGGATTACAGCTACGTTGAGGCCAAAATCATGGAGCTGGTTGAACGGTACAAAGTTCAGGAAGTGACGTTGGACCGTTGGAATGCCACAGATATTTCCACCAGGCTGAGTGAACAGGGGGCCAACATCACGTGGATTGGCCAGGGGTACCGTTCATTGTCAGCCCCATCTAAGCGGCTGGAAGAGTTGGTCCTATCTGGCAAGCTGATCCACGGGGATCACCCCATCCTGCGGGCACAGGCATCCCAAGTGATGATTGAGACAGACCCCGCTGGGAACATCAAACCATCCAAAAGGGCAAGCGGATCAAAGGCCAATTCCGAACGGATAGATGGGATTGTGGCCCTGGTGATGGGTCTGGGACGTTGCATGGATTCAGGTGAATCCAAAACCAGCGTGGATGATGTTTACACTGACAGGGGATTGCGTTGGCTTTAACAGATTTCATCAGGACCATCATCAGCCCCAAAGCTGAACAACGGCACACATTCAAACAGCCGGACAAATGGAGTTTCCTGGGCAATCCGTCTGGTGCTGGTGTTGAAGTCTCAGAACAAACAGCCCTGAGCCTGTCAGCCGTTTACAGCTGCGTGCGGATCATCTCAGAATCATTGGCGGCATTGCCACTGGTGACCTATCGGAACACGGATGATGGCAGACGGCAGGCGGATGACCTGCCCATATACAACATCCTGCGTGACCAGGCCGATGAAAACCTTACGGCGTTCATGCTGTTTGAAACCATCATCAGCCATGCTTGCACCTACGGCAATGGGTTTGCCTACATCACTCGGAACGGGCGCGGTGAGGTGACAGCCCTGACCCCAGTGGACCCCAGGAACGTGGAAGTGAAAATGACCACATCAGGCCGGGTGGCTTATGAGTTCACCACAGGCCAATTCCAAGGGGCTTGGACATCCGATCAGGTGTTACACATTCGGGCCCTGGGGCCATTGGGTTTGGTGGGATATTCACCAATTGGTTTGGCACGGGAAACCATCGGGTTGGGCATTGCGGCTGAACAGTACGGCGCCAACTGGTTTGGCAACAGCGGCACCCCATCCGGCATTCTGAGTGTGCCAGGCAAACTGTCTGATGAAGCCTTTGGAAACCTACGGCGGAGCTGGGAAAAGCTCCACAAGGGTGCTGGTAATTCAGCAAGGGTTGCCCTGTTGGAAGCTGGTATTGATTTCAAGCCAATCAGCGTGAACCCGAATGATGCCCAGTTCCTAGAGACCAGACGGTTCCAGGTTGCTGAGATTGCGCGCATTTTCCGGGTGCCACCATCCATGTTGGCTGACCTGGAGAATGCTGGCAGCTACGGTTCAATTGGTGAGCTAAACCGTGCATTTGTGGTTCACACATTGACCCCATGGGCACGGCGGATTGAATCAGAAATCAAATCCAAGTTGCTGCCAACCATGGGCGGCGTGTTTGCTGAATTCCAATTTGACCATTTGCTGCGTGGTGATTTGGATTCAAGATTCAAGGCATACCAGACGGCACGGCAGGCCGGGTTCCTGTCAGTCAATGACATCCGCAAGATTGAGAACCTTGACCCTATTGGGGGCAACGGTGATTTGTACCTGTCCCCACTGAACATGGAAGCGTTGAAACCTGGTGATGCACCAGAGCCAATGCCCATGGAAGATGAACAGCGGGCGCTGCCAACGGTGGATGTGGTTGCCCTGCGGGATGCTGCCAGGGCCAATGCCAAAGGCAACTGGGAACGGGCGCTCAACACCATTGCCCAGGCGGAAATCAATGCAGCCCAACGCCAGCTGGACCGTGAACCTGGCAAGGTGGCTGAATGGGCTGAAAAGTTTTATGAAGGGGAATACCAGCGGTTGGCGTTCAGACAGATCCTGCCAGCATTGACCGAGCTGGGCAATCAGTTGTCAAACATCATGGGTGATGAGTTGGGCCGCAACCCTGGCCAACTGAGTGTTGAAGCGTTGGAAAACATGGCACGGCGGTTTGCCACCAGACGTTCCCGGCGTTCAGCCCAAAGCATTGTGGCATCGGAAAACCGTGATGCTGTGGTGGCCAGCTGGGCCAACGGCGCCCATTCCACAGACATCATTGAAGATGAAATGAGGCGGGCGGAAGGCAGCATTGTCCTAGAGCTGTACCGGCAGGCCGGTGTGAACCAAGTGGTTTGGCGGGCGCTGGGCACTAATGCACCAGTGAGCCTGGACGGTGCAACGGTAAAACCTGGTGAACCATTCATCCTGCGTGGCCAGACTGTGACCTATACAGACGGCACAACATATGAACCCAGAACGGACATCCGACACAGCCCAATCAAGACTGGTGATGTGTCAATCATTCAGGCAGTTTGATGGCAACAGATTTTCCCCAATCCGGTGATGATGAACCAATCAGCCTGGACAATTCCAGGTTTGGTGTCTTTGATCACAGCTACGCTAGGGATTTGAAACGCAACCACCCAGACATCTGGGGCGCTGGTGGCAACATCCGTGGGAATGAAGCGTTTGAGATTTGGAAGCGGGCTGAACGTGGCGTGAGTTCCCCAGCGGTGTTGGCGTGGATCAAGGAGCGTGAAGCCTGGAGCGCTAGACATTTTGAAGATGGAAAACAATTCCAAGATGCTGACCTGGGGCCGAACCTGTCCAATGTTGCTGGCATTGTTGCCCAGGTGAAATGGGGCACGGTTGGTGTGCTGGGTGAATCCAGAATGAAGGCCGTATTGGATCAGCTGAAGGAACGGCGTGAAACACGGGCAGACCTGGCAGATATTGAACCAGGTTTGTTTGTGAGGTGGAGAGCTGAAAAAGGCATCTACACCGGCGTGGTGGATGAGGTTGTGACATCCGGGATGGCTGAATTTGGTGCAGAATCCATGGACACTGATGATGTTGGGCCAGTAGCAATCATCACGGTGTTTGTGGAAATGAATGATGACCTGATTGAAACTGACAGGCAGGTTGGTGTGCCAGTGGTGGATTTGGACCTGGTGGCAGACCTGGGTGATGGATCAGAAGAACAGCGGCAAGTGACCGGCAACGTGAAGGTTGCATTGGAACGGAAACTGGAGGAACACAACGATGAACATGGGGATGATGCCAGGAAGCGGGCCACCATGTCCATGTTGGAACAGGTGTTTGAACGTGGCGTTGGGGCATACAAAACTCAGCCCAGTTCAGTCCGCCCAAGCATCCCAAATGCTGAAGCATGGGCATATGCAAGGGTGAACAGTTTTTTGTATGCGTTGGCCAATCTGAAGTTCAGACGGGGCAAGCATGACCTAGATTTGTTGCCCAGCGGGCACCCAGAATCAAGTAAGGATGAACGTATGAGTGATGAAAAACGGGAACGTGTTGGTGTTGATCAATACACCACTGAGGATGAAGCAATGGCACGGGCTGATGCCCTGGGGTGTGACGGCACCCACAGCATGACAGTGGACGGTGAAACCATCTACATGCCATGTTCAACCCATGCAGCCTATGAGTCTGTGACTGGTGGGGGCGGTGGCGGCGGTGGCGGGTACAGCCGATCAGCCCCAGCAGAAAAGCTTGAACGCCGTGCCCACCAGGAAGTCAAGTTGGAATCCGGTGACACAGCCGACACCATTGTGGGCTATGCCAGCGTGTTTGATTCGGAGAGCCGTGACCTGGGTGATTTTGTGGAATACATCAAACCAGGTGCATTCACCAGGGCAATTGATGAACAGCATGATGTGCGGGCGCTGGTTGACCATGACCCCAAGATGATTCTGGGCCGGACCAAATCCGGCACCCTGCGTTTGACCCAAGATGAACACGGGCTGCGCACAGAGATTGACATACCCCACACAACCGTTGGCCAGGACACATTGGAATCAATCCGGCGTGGTGACCTGGATGCCATGAGTTTTGGATTTGTTGTGCGGGATGATTCATGGGAAGAGCGTGACGGAAAGACGGTGCGGGAAATCCGTGACCTGGATTTGTTTGATGTTTCCGTGGTCAGCTTTCCAGCGTATGAGGACACAACCGTGGCTGTGCGTGGTTTGAAGCGTGAAGCCATGCGGCGTGACACGCCCAAACCTGAAATGTTGCGGCTCTATCTGCGGATTTCTGATGGGGTTGCCGAATAAACAAACAACCCTCCTGGGCTGGGTTGGGGAAACCTGATTCAGCCTTTTTGTTTTGGGAATCTGCCAACGGGCAGTGGGGCCAGCTGGCCATCCGGTTTCCAACGCCACAGGTGCCATTGTCTGTTGATGGTGGCGCGCTGAAACCTGTTTTTTGTTTCACGTTTTAAAAAGGAAAAATACCGTGAACATCAATTCCCTGAAGGAAAAGCGCGCTGCCCTGATTGCAAAGCAGCGTGAAATCTTGGATGCCAACAAAGACGCATCCGCATTGTCTGCCGATCAAATGGAACAGTTTGAAGGCATGGAATCTGAAGTCCGATCCATTGAGAGCCGCATCAAGCTGGAAGAGCAAACCGCCCAGCGTGAAGCTGAAATGGCTGATGTTGTTCTGAAGACTGAAGAAGCTGAACACCGTGGTGAAATCACCACTGAGTCGGAAGAATACCGATCCGCGTGGATGAAGCGCCTTTGTGGTGAGCCAATGACCGGCGCCGAACAGCGTGCATTGTCCATTGGTTCAGCCGGTGCTGGTGGCAACCTGGCCACCACCGCTGTCAGCCAACAAATCAGCCAGTTGCGTGAGGAAGCAAACTTCCTGCGGCAAATCGGCACGGTCACCCAAGTCAGCCAAAAAACCGCATTTGCAACTGAATCCAGCATTGGTTCAGCGGCATACGGGGCTGAAGGTGCATCCATCTCCGAGTCTGATCACAGCTTTGGCCAAGTGACCATGAACCCTGTCCGTTTGGGCCGGATCATGAAGGTTTCTGAAGAGCTGTTGAATTACACCGGCACCTTCAGCGCTGCCCAGTTGGAAGCCTACATTGCATCCAGCTTTGCACGTTCATTTGCCACCGCTGAATTGGCAGCATTCTTGACTGGTGACAACAGCAACGCACCACGGGGCATTTTTGACAATGCTACGTCTGGTGTGACCGCTGCCAGCGCTACCGCTGTCACTGGTGATGAAATCATTGATCTTTTCTACAGCGTGGCCGTGGATTACCGTATGGCACCAACCGCCAACTGGATTGTTTCCCCAGAAGCAGCCAAGGCAATCCGCCAGCTCAAAAACCCAGTGACCACCAGCGGTTCCCTCAACTACCTCTGGACCCCAGGCCTGGGTGCGGCTCCTGACACCCTGTTGGGCAAGCCGGTCTATGAGTCTGACAACGTGGACGCTATGACCACTGGTAAGAAACCAATCCTGTTTGGTGACACCAGCTACTATCAGATTGTTGATTTCGGCGGATTTGAATTCAGCCGTTTGGATGAGCTGTTTGCGGCCAATGGCCAAGTCGGTGTGCGTGGCATTGCCTTCAATGACGGTGAGTTGTTGAACACTGCTGCCTGTAAGGTCATTACCCTGGGCTGATCCTGATTCCAGGATTGACAACCAAAAAAAAGGGCCACCCTTCGGGGTGGCCTATTTTAGTTTTGGGTGGTGTTAGTTTCATTCAGCCCAGTCATCATAAAAATTGAATGCGGGTGCATCCTCAATGTTGTCAAACCCACAGTGGAAGTTTGGGTGGGATTCTGAAACACAAACCACCAGGCGTGCTGAATCCCTGCCCTGAAAACGCACATCATGCGTGCCATCATCATTGGTGCGGATTCTGACATGTACCTGTGCGGTGCCAACCGTACCGTTGAAATCAAGGGTGCAAGAAAATCCATACGCTTTTTCATGGCAACGGATTTCAGATGGTTTTGTGGCAAACCATTTGCCCAAACGGTGGTCACGGATAAGGAGGCAGAGATCGGTCAGAGCGGGGTGGGAAGCAGAAGTGTTCATTGTTGATTTCCTCAAATCGGCAGAATTGCCATGACCAAATGTAGGCAACCCTCAGAGGGCTGTCAAGCCTACTGGTGAGAAAATCAACATTTTTTCTTGCCCTGAAAAAAAATGTGGAAAATTGGCCCAAGAGGGGTGCAACCTACATTCGGTGCGGCTAAATTGACCATGTGCCCAATGGTGGGCCTGGAAGGAAATCAGCAATGACCAACAGCAACCAAAATTCAAACACAGATCCAATGAAATTGTTGGAGTTTTGCTACCACTACTCTTTGGATTTGGGGACGGATGTTTTGCAAGTCACCCCCAAAAACACCTTGTTTGCCAGAAACGTGTGGATCAATTTTTTCAAAACTGAGAATGTTTGTCCCCTGAGCATCTACATCCTACCTGACCAGCATGACGAATGGCTGAAACGCTATATGGCCGTGAATCA